GATACGTATTGAAGATGGGTCCGCTTTGTTATGAGGATAAAGATAGATATCCTACAGGTCCTTGGTGCAAAGAAAAAGAGTGGGTGATATTTGCACGATACGCAGGATCACGCATGGATATTGATGGTGGTGAGATAAGAATGTTAAACGATGATGAGATTTTAGGAACAATTGAAGATCCTACAAATCTTATTCACGCAATGTAATCATAGAGGAGGATAATCTATGCAAGACGAAGAAAAAACAATAGACGTTGGTGATGCTGATGAGCAAGCACAAGAGATTGATCTTGACGCACCTACACCAGAACAATCACTAGAAGAGGAACAAGTTAATGTTGAAGAAACAAAAGATCAACCCGCTGACGCATCTGCGGAACCTGACGAGCAAACTAATGTTCAAAAAGAAGAACTCAACGAATACTCAGAAGGTGTTAACAAGAGAATAGCAAAACTTACACGCAAGATGCGTGAAGCTGAAAGGCAAAAAGAAGAAGCTATTGCGTATGCACAAAGTGTTCAACAACAAGCCGACACTCAAAAGAAACAATACGATCAACTTGGTGGTCAATACACAAAAGAACTAGAAGGCAAAGTGACTGCTGGTATGGCCGCTGCAAAAGCTGCATACAAAGAGGCAATCGATGCTAATGATATTGATAAGCAAGTTGAAGCACAACAAGCAATAGCACACCTTTCTATGGAGAATGCTAGACTTGGTCAGCTTAAACAAAGACAAGAACAGAGGATGGAAAAAGCATCAAACCCACAAGAAAACTATGCTCAAATGGCTCAAAACATGCCAAACCAGCAAGACATTAGTCAAGCTGCACAGCAAATTGACCCAAAAGCAGAAGATTGGGCGAGTAGAAATACGTGGTTTGGTACTGATAATGCAATGACTTACACTGCATTTGACATACACAGAAAGCTTGTCGAAGAAGAAGGATTTGATCCACAAACACAGGAATATTATTCTGAAGTAGATAAGAGAATAAGACTTGAATTCCCACACAAATTTGGTACAGTGGAGCAATCTGCAGAAGCACCGAGCCAAGCTCCGGTGCAAAATGTAGCAAGTGCCAAACGTCCGGCCGCAAAGGGACGCAGAAAAACTGTGAAACTCACACCATCACAGGTAGCAATTTCTAAAAGATTAGGTGTGCCACTCGAAGAGTATGCGAAACAATTAGCCGCGAAGGAGGTATAAGCATATGACAAAAAAAGATACAGGAACTAAAACTGTTAAAACTTCCCGCGTGAGCCAAACTAGGGTTAAAGAAGAAAAACCTAAAGTATGGGCTCCTCCATCTTCTCTAGATGCACCCCCTGCGCCCGATGGATTCAGGCACAGATGGATAAGAGCTGAAAGTATGGGCTTTGATGATACAAAGAACATAACAGGCAAAATAAGATCAGGTTGGGAATTGGTGAGAGCCGATGAATATCCAGATCATGATTATCCAACTGTACATGACGGAAAATACGCAGGAGTGATTGGGGTTGGTGGCCTTGTGCTGGCAAGGATATCCGAAGAGCTCGCAAAGTCTCGTGAAGAATATCACCGTAAAATAACGGAAGATAGAAACGAAGCTTTAGAAACCGATGTCTTAAAGGAACAGCACCCAAGTATGCCGATCAATCAAGAAAGGCAGACTCGTGTAACTTTTGGTGGCTCAAAAAAGAACTAATCTTTTTAACCTCCAATTTAACAACTTAACCCTTTAAGGAGGAAACAAATATGGCAAATATAGATGCCCCTTTTGGTTTTAGACCTTCAGGAAAAGTTGGTGGAAACCCAGACAATGGTGCTTTATCACAATATCATATTGATGATGGTAACAGCACGGCAATGTTCCAGGGCGACATGGTAGAATTTGCAAGTGGCTATATTATTAAAGCTGCTGTAGCAGATGCCGGTCTAATGGTTTTTGCAGGTCACACTTTCACTGACCAGACTACAGGCAAACCAACATTTAAAAACTTCTATGCCGGCAACGATCTAGATGTCGACTCAGAATGTTTTGTTTATGACGATCCGTACCAAGTGTACGAAGCTCAAGGCGACACCGCAGCAACACAAGCTATGGTAGGTACTTACATGGACCACGATGCAACTCAATCAGGAAGTACTACAACAGGTATTTCTGGAGAAGAGATTGACGTGTCTGATACAGGTACTACTCTAACTGGTGTAAAAATGCTAGGTCTCGCTAAAACCCCAGGCAACGCGTTCGGCGTCCGCAATGTACTAAGATGTTTCATTGCTGAACCTGCGCATGTCGTATAATAGCAGGAGGATTTAAACTATGGCTATATCAAGACAACAACTAGCGAAAGAGCTAGAGCCAGGTCTGAATGCATTATTCGGACTTGAGTATAAATCATACGAAAACCAACATGCAGAAATCTTCGACACAGAGACTTCTGATAGAGCTTTTGAAGAAGAAGTAATGCTAAGTGGTTTCGGTGAAGCAGCAGTTAAGGCAGAAGGTTCTGCAGTTTCTTTTGACAGCGCGAACGAATCTTTCACAGCACGTTATAATCACGAGACAATTGCTCTCGCTTTCTCTATCACTGAGGAAGCTGTTGAAGATAACTTGTATGATAGTATCGCAAAGCGTTATACAAAAGCACTTGCAAGATCTATGGCTCAAACGAAACAAATCAAAGCAGCAAACATTTTAAATAATGCATTTACTGCTACAGGTGTTTCTGGAGACAGTCAGTTCTTAATTGATAATGACCACCCAACTATTGGTGGCGGAAACCAGTCAAACAGACCAACTACATTGGCTGACTTATCTGAAACTTCTTTAGAGCAAGCAATGATCGACATTGCAGCATTTAAAGACGAAAGAGGATTAAAGATCGCAGCTAGAGGAATGAAACTAATCGTTCCTTCTGCTAATCAGTTTAACGCTGAAAGAATCTTAAAGTCTAACCAAAGAGTTGGAACTTCTGACAATGATCTAAACGCATTATCTTCAAAAGGAATGCTTCCACAAGGATACGTGGTAAACAACTTCCTAACAGATAGTGATGCTTTCTTCATTAAAACAGACGTTCCTAATGGACTAAAACACTTCCAAAGAGCAGCTTTAAAAACTGCAATGGAAGGTGATTTTGACACAGGAAACATGAGATACAAAGCTAGAGAAAGATACAGCTTCGGCGCATCTGACTGGCGTGGTATTTATGGTTCTGATGGATCTGCTTAAGATTCACTAAATCAATAAGTAATTAAGGGGCCTTCGGGCCCCTTTTTATTTGCACATTTACATTTAAAAGCGTATAATCGACGCACTGCATATATAAAACAGTCAACATAGACTCATGCAGTAGACACAGTCTCAGACTATGTTGGCGGAAAAGGAGACCAATTATGGCAAATTCAACTTTTAGCGGTCCGGTCAGATCAGAAGGTGGTTTTAAAACTATTAATAAAAGCTCTACGACTGGCGTGATCACAGAAACTGGTTTTTCAGTTAACTCAACTGGACAATTAGTATCAATGGGAACTAGAAAGATTCAATCTTTCGCTGGTACATTGGCTAGCACTAACGCAGCAGCAACTGCATACGCAGATAATGACTGTCTTGTAGAGCTAGGAACACTTAACGTTGATGCACCTGACGCTTTAGTAACACCTTCAAAAATCTTTATACATAGAGCTTTGATCGGTATTACAACTGCAGCAGGGCAAACTTTGGTAGGTAATTTAGCACTAAGTGAAGATTCAGGAACAGCAACAAACGCTGCTGTATCTGGAACAGAAATTGTTGGTGCTGGTGTTACATCATTTAACGAGCAGTTAAGTGCTACACAATCTATTACTGAGGTTGATGTAAACTTTAACAATACTGCTGGTAATTATCATATCTTTGTACCAAACGTAACTGCAGCTGTTGCAAACGTACACTTGTACGCAAGAGCAACTACTACAGTTAATGCTGATATTACAGCTGGTAGATTTACAGTTGAACTAGAATACTCAGTATATTAAAAAATAAACTTTATGTGGAGCGGGGGCTTCGGCCCCTTCTCTCTAACGGAGGAAAAATAAAATGGCAGACGCAGTAACAAGTCAAACATTAGTAGACGGCGAAAGAACCGCTGTTATAAAACTTACAAACATATCTGATGGAAGCGGTGAAGCTTCGGTTAAAAAGATAGATGTAGATACATTAGTAAGCAACGCATCTGGGGACAATTGTTCTAGAGTTGCAATTAGTCAAGTATGGTATGATATTGGCGGAATGAGAGTTGCATTAGAATTTAACGCTTCTTCTAACGTAGTTGGATTAGTATTAGGTGGCAGTGCAGCAGCAGGACCTGTTTCAGGTTACATGGATTTTAGATCTTTTGGAGGCATTAAAAATAATGCTGGGTCAGGTATTGATGGCGATATTGATTTAACAACTCATGGCCACACAGCACATGATCACTACACTATTATATTAGAGCTGATTAAATCTTATTAATAAGGAGTAGCACATGCCAAACACTACTTCAGGAACATCAACGTTCGATAGCACTTTCTATATTGATGAAATAATGGAAGAAGCCTATGAACGACTAGGTGTTCAAGACCTCAACGGATACAGACTAAAATCTGCTAGACGTTCTTTAAACATAATGTTTCAAGAATGGGGCAATAGAGGTTTGCATTATTGGGAACTAAAAGAAACAAATATAAATCTTGTTGAAGGACAAGCTGAATATCATTTTTTTAGAAGTGCTGCAGATGACACGGCTGACACAAACAGAGCTCAAGCTACAACAGTACAAACAGACTCTACAATTTTTGGCATGGACGATGTACTTGAGGCAACATACAGAACAAGCAGAGGAACCACATCACAAACAGATGTAGCATTAACAAAAATAGACAGGTCAACATATTCTGCGTTGTCTAACAAATTAACTAAAAGTCAACCGACACAGTATTACGTGCAACGTTTTATTGATCGTGTGACTGTAAGTGTATACCCAACACCAGACGCTACAGCCGCTGCATCAGAAGTTCATTTATACTATGTAAAAAGAATAGAAGATGCTGGAGATTACACAAATGCGAGCGATGTTCCTTATCGTTTTGTACCGTGCATGGTATCAGGTTTATCTTATTATTTAGCGTTAAAAGAAAAACCAGAACTAGTTCCACAACTAAAAATGATTTACGAAGATGAATTAAATCGTGCATTAGTAGAAGACGGTTCTTCTACAAGTACACATATAACACCGAAAGCGTATTACCCAAATGTCTAACTTTGCAACAGGAAGAAAAGCAAAAGCAATATCAGATCGTAGCGGTATGGCATTTCCATACAATGAAATGGTAAAAGAATGGAATGGTTCGTTTGTGCATAGTTCTGAGTTTGAAGCAAAACACCCACAACTTGAACCAAGGCCACATAAAGCTGATGCCCAAGCTTTACAAGACGCAAGACCAGATAGAACAGAAACAGCAGCACCTAATTTATTAAAAACAGATTCTTTTAAAACAGGGTCTGCTAGTTCTTCAACAATCACGGTAACAGAACCAAGTCATGGTAGATCAACAAGTGACACTGTTCGTTTTTATGCTGCAACTAGTTTTGACGGTATTACAGCTACAAACATAAACGCATCTGCAGGTTACACAATAACTGTGGTAGACACGGATACATATACATTCTCAGTGTCGACAGATACTGCAACAACTGGTAATATAAGAGGAGGAGGGTTCCGCGCTTATGCAGGACCTACAACGATAACACCATGACAACATACGCAGAACTAGTAACACAGATAAGAGATTATACAGAAACAGATAGTAATGTTTTAACAACTACTATTGTTAATGATTTTATAGAACACGCTGAAATGAGACTGTACAGGGAGTTAGACCTTGACGTATATAAGAAAAATGCAAGTGCTGTATTAACAGCCAGCACGCCGTTTGTAACATTGCCTGGTACAACACCTGCTTTATTTAGTGCAATTAGATTTGTGTCTATATTTAGTTCGGCAGGAGCATTAGGTGGTTTGACAAATAATGAAAGAATAGTTTTACAGAAAAAAGACCCTTCGTTTATATCAGAATATTGGCCAAACAGAACTAGCACAGGTATTCCAAAATACTTTGCAACATATGATGAAGACTCATTAATTGTTGCACCTACACCAAATGCGGCTTATACTATGGACATTGAGTATTATGCTCAACCAACAGGATTATCTTCAAGTACTACCTCAACGTGGGTTAGTACAAATGCTCCAACAGCATTGTTGTATGCCTGCCTAATCGAAGCTTTTAAATTTTTAAAAGGACCTGATAACATGTTAGCTTTGTATGAAGCGTCTTATAAAAACGCTGTCAAAACACTAGCAACAGAACAAATGGGTCAAAAACGACGTGAAGAATATAGAGATGGAGCGGTAAGAATACCAATTCCATCTGTAAACCCGTAAGGAGAAAATATGGCAAACGTAATATGTAATGTTTTTAAAGAGCACCTTCTAAAAGGTAATCACAATTTTAGTGCATCGGGCGGAGACACATATAAACTTGCTCTTTACACATCTTCTAAAACAGTTTCTGCATCAGCGATAACTGGTTACAACACAACTAACGAAGCAACAAATGCATCAGGTTCTGGTTATACTGCAGCGGGTAACACACTAACTAATAACGGTGTTACAGGTAGTTCTTCTACATCTACAGTGTTTGCAGACTTTGCTGACACTTCTTTTACAACAGTTTCTACAACAGCGCGGTACGCGCTCATTTATCAATCATCAGGTGGTGCAGC